TAAACTCAGTTATTGTTTCTGATGAATTTGAAGGCACATTCCAAGAACGTCGTTTTGTTATTCATACTATTAACTTTCAAATGAAAGCTGCTCTGTTTGGTCCAGTATCTGATCAGAAGATTATTCTTGATAGCCAGGCTAATATGGCAGCCACTGATATCAATAGTCCAGATGGCACATTCAGAGCTACTGGAACTGTTGATGAAAATGGTAATAAGATTATAACATCTGAGAGTTGGATCGACGAACTATAAAATATGGCTGAAATTTATAATAGTAATGTAAATTTGAAAGCAGCTGGTGTATCAGTAGAGTTTACCCCAGATCAAATTCAAGAATACATTAAATGTGCTCAAGACCCAATCTACTTTATTGAAAACTACTGTTACATTGTAACACTAGATCATGGTCTACAGAAGTTTAATCTGTATGACTGCCAGCGTAAAAAGATTGAAATAATCCATAGTAACCGTCGCGTTATTCTTATGGAAGGACGTCAGCAGGGTAAGACTACTACATCTGCTGCGTATATTCTCTGGTACACTTTATTTCAACCAAACAAAAACGTAGCAATCTTGGCTAACAAAGCTGCAGCTGCTCGAGAAGTTCTTGACCGTTACCAAACAATGTATGAGAACTTACCCAAGTGGATGCAACAGGGTGTTACTGGTTGGAACAAAGGTGACATTGAATTAGAAAACGGCTCAAAGGTATTTACTGCTGCCACAGGTAAGTCTGGTATTCGTGGTAAGTCTGTTAACATGTTGTACGTTGACGAAGCTGCGATTATTCCAAACAACGTTGCTGAAGAATTCTTTACTGCGGTTTACCCAACTATTTCTGCAGGTCAAACTACTAAGATTCTTCTATCTTCTACTCCACTAGGTTACAACCACTTTTGGCGCTTCTGGAACGATGCAGAAAAAGGTCGTAACGGATTCGTACCATTATTCATTCCATACTGGGAGATCCCAGGACGCGATGAAGCATGGGCAGAAGAACAGCGCAAGATGCTGGGTGATCTTAAATTTAACCAAGAAGTTTTATGTAACTTCCTGGGTTCAAGTTTAACGCTTATTCGTTCTGACGTTATTGCTAAAATGACAGTAGACGAACCTATCCTAAGTAAGGATGGTTTAGATGTATTTGTTAGACCTCAAAAGAATCATACGTACTGCGGTGTAATTGATATTGCACAGGGGGTTGAAGGCGACTACTCTACAATTCAGGTTATTGATATTACAGAAACTCCTTATAGAATAGTTGCTAAGTATAAGAAGAACGATATTACTCCCTTGCTATTTCCAACTGTAATTTACAAAGTTGCAACAGAGTATAATAATGCATTTATCTTGATCGAGACTAACGTATCTGATCAAGTTGCTCAGATTATGCACCAAGAACTAGAGTATGAAAACATTCTTATGGTGTCTAGAGCAAACGGTGTACAATCTATTGGCGGTGGTTTTGGTGGTTCAAAATCTCAACTAGGTGTCAACACTGACAAACGTATTAAGCGAATTGGGTGCCATAACTTTAAAGCTATGGTTGAAGAGAGTAAACTGTTAATTACAGACCCAGATACTATTTCTGAAATATCTACATTTATTGAAAAACGTGGCTCTTATGAAGCTGACGAAGGATATCATGACGACTTGGTTATGCCTTTAGTTCTATTTGGATGGCTTACAACTCAGAGTTATTTTAAAGAGCTAAATAATATTAACATGCGAAAAATTATGTATGAGAAGCAAATTAAGGCGATCGAAGAAGATTTAACCCCATTCGGGTTCTATGATGACGGTAAACCTGAAGCTGATCCTTTGAACTTTTGAGTGAAAACTTGTAAAAACTAAATAAATTCGTAGACAGTTTTGTCTAGGCAATTTTTATCAAACAAGGAGAACAACAATGCCGTTTCAATTATCTCCAGGCGTTGCAGTCGTAGAAAAAGACTTTACTTCTATCGTTCCTGCCGTGGCCACTTCAATCGGTGCGTTTGCGGGTCAGTTCGACTGGGGTCCAGTTTTGGAACCTATCACAGTTACATCAGAAGACGAATTAGTTCGTCGTTTTGGCACACCAAACAGTAATAACTTTGAATCATGGTTCACAGCTGCTAACTTCCTAGCATATTCAAATAACCTATTACTAGTACGTCAACAAACTACTAACATGAAGAACGCTGTTGTAACTCCAACAGGTTCAGTAGATTCTATTGATGTAGTATCTGGTGGTTATGGTTATAATTCTTTAGAAGCTGCACCAGCAGTTGCGGTTTTTACTGAAGGTCTTATTAAACAAGTTACAGTTACAAACGGTGGTTCTGGTTATACAAACCCACCAGGTGTAGAGATTCTAGGTGGCCAGGGTACTGGTTTTATTGGTCAAGTAAACGTAGTTAATGGTGTTGTAACAAGCGTTACAATCACAACTCCAGGATACAACTATGTAAACCCAACTGTTTCTTTCGTTGGTGGTTCTGGTACTGGCGCTGCTGCAACTGCAACAACTTATAACGTTCAAGAAGCAGGTGGTATTGAAGCTACTGCAACTGCAGTTCTTTCAGGTGGTGGTATTACTGGCGTTAGCTTGACTTCAGGTGGTACTGGCTATGTTACAACCCCAACAGTTTCTATCGTAGCATCTTCAGGCGACCAAGGAACTGGCGCTCAAGCTATTGCCGTTCTTTCTGGCGCTTCATTAACAGGAATTACTGTTAACAGCGGTGGTACTGGATATACTTCTCCAACTATCAGTTTCTCTGGTGGTAACGGTGAAGGTGCTGAAGCTTCTGCTAACCTATCTGGTGGTATCTCTTCAATTAACTTAATCAACCCAGGAACAGGCTATACTAGCCAGCCTACAGTAGCGATTACTGGCGGTGGCGGTTCTGGCGCGACTGCAGTTGCAACTACTAACGGTAATCAGATTACTTCTATTGCTATTGTTTCTCAGGGTGCTGGTTATACTAGCGAACCTACAGTAACTATTTCTGGTGGTGGTGGTACTGGTGCTGTTGCTGACGCTGTTGTTGCATATAGCGTTATTGCTTCTATTACTGTAACTAATGCAGGTTCTGGTTATACTACTGCTCCAACAGTAACTATTACTGATTCTACAGGTACTGGCGCTAATGCTACTGCTGTAATCGGCACTAGCTCTATCGCTGAAATTTCTGTAACAAGTCCAGGTTCTGGCTACAAGAAGATTCCAGTAGTAACTATTTCTGGCGGTGGTGGTTCTGGCGCTGTTGCAGGTACTGCTACAGTTGGTCCTTCTTCAATTACTTCTGTTAACGTTGTAGTTGGCGGTACTGGTCTTTCTGCTGCTCCTGCTGTTGCAATTGCGGATGCCCCAGAAGGTGGTACAACTGCTATTGTTGCAGCTACAATCGAGACTGCTGGTGTTGCAATTCTAAACGGTCAGTTCTACTCTGCTAACTTTATCAACGGTGGCGGTGTTACTGGTGAGTGGGCTGCTAAGTATCCAGGTCGTCTAGGTAACTCTCTAAAAGTTTCTATGGCTGATGCTGCAACTTACCAGACTTGGACATACCGTGACGAGTTTGATGCTGCTCCAGGAACTTCTGAAGGTGCTGCAGTTATTGGTGGTTCTAACGATGAGCTACACATTATTGTTATCGACGAAAAGGGTTATATCTCTGGCGTTGAAAACTCTGTACTAGAAAAGTATGCTTTCGTATCTAAGGCTTCTGATAACAAGAAACCAGACGGTTCTAACAACTACTACAAAGACGTTATTAATGCACGTTCTGAGTGGTTATGGTGGACTGACCACACTGACCTAGTTGTTGGTGGTTATGATAATACTAACTGGGGTCAGCCAATGGCAGGCACTGCTTTCAAAGCAATGACTGCATCTCTAACTCAGTCTCTATCTGGCGGTTTTGACGACGATACAACTACTGATGGTCAGCGTATGACTGCTTACGAGTTGTTCTCTAACGCTGAATTGTATGATATCAACCTAATTATGGCTGGTAAGGCAAACCCTGTTGTAGCTAATTATATTATCGACAACGTTGCACTTGCTCGTCTAGACTCAGTATTGTTTATTTCTCCAGAAGATGTACAAACTGAACAAGTAATTATCGGTGATAACAGTTCTGCTGTAGATAGAATTATCGCTTACCGTAACCAACTAAACTCTAACTCTTATACTGTTCTTGACTCAGGTTTCAAGTATCAGTATGACCGTTACAATGACGTATATCGTTGGGTTCCACTAAACGGTGACATCGCTGGTCTATGTGCTCGTACTGACTATACTAACGATCCATGGTGGTCTCCAGGTGGTCTAAACCGTGGTCAGATCAAGAACGTTGTTCGTCTATCTACTAACCCAAATCAGACTAACCGTGACAACCTATATCGTAACGCTATTAACCCAGTTGTTACTTTCCCAGGTCAAGGTACTGTTCTGTTCGGCGATAAGACTCTGCTATCTAAACCATCTGCGTTTGACCGTATTAACGTTCGTCGCTTGTTTATCGTTCTTGAGAAGTCTATTGCAACTGCTGCTAAGTATCAGTTGTTTGAATTCAACGATGCGTTTACTCGTGGTCAGTTCAAGAACCTAATTGAACCGTTCCTACGTGACGTACAAGGTCGTCGTGGTATTACCGACTTCTTAGTTAAGTGTGATGAGTCTAACAACACTGGTGAGGTTATTGATCGTAACGAATTCGTTGCTGATATCTTCGTTAAACCAACTCGTTCTATCAACTTTATTACTCTCAGCTTCGTTGCTGCTCGTTCTAGCATTGCCTTTAGCGAGATCGGTGGCTAATATTAGATGAGGGGAAGAAATTCCCCTCGTTTATAACGAATAAATAAAAGTAATAACAAGGAGATTTTAAATGGCAAATATTGCTGACTTTAAAGCCCAGATGATCGGTGGTGGTGCACGTCCTAATCAATTCCGTGTTGAATTGACTTTCCCATCATTCGTAACTCTAGGTGTTATTGCTGGTCAAAGAGCACAGTTCCTATGCCGTGCTGCATCTTTACCTGCATCAACTATTGAAACAATTTCTATTCCGTATCGCGGTCGTCCAGTAAACTTTGCGGGTGAGCGTTCATTCCAGCCTTGGACTGTTTCGATCTATAACGATACGACTTTCAACATCCGTAATGCTCTTGAGCAATGGCAATCTGGTATTCAACAATACAATACAACTAATGGTCGTACTAACCCTACGGACTATCAGGTTGATTTGTCTGTTCACCAGCTAGACCGTAACGGTGCAACTATTAAGTCTTATAAGTTCACTGATTCGTTCCCAACTAACATTGGTGCTATCACTCTAGACTACGAACAACAAAACGCTATTGAACAGTTTGACGTTGAATTCGTTTACAACTTCTTTACTTCTAATGAAGGTGCTGGTGCTAACTTCGGTATTAATACTACTATCAATACTCCAGTTGGTTCTTTC